TAACATTAGATGTGTCCCAAGCCCCAATGTCTTGGTTAAATGACGATGCTAAGTAGAACATACTACCCATACTTGTAACATTAGATGTGTCCCAATTGCCAATGTCTTGGTTAAATGACGATGCGCTTTGAAACATACTACCCATACTTGTTACATTAGAGACATCCCACGAACCGATGTCTTGGTTGAATGACGATGCTAAGTAGAACATACTAACCATACTTGTAACATTAGATGTGTCCCAAGCCCCAATTGCTCCATTAAAATTAGTACAATTTTGAAAATACCGTTCTAAACTTGTACTTGTAATTAAAGGCGCATCAGTTGCCGTTGCAGTTAAATTTGCACATCCAGATCATCAATGAACCAAGACTCGTTAAATTTCCATCCTAAAATAGAACCACTTATTTCTATTTGGTAAACTCCAGCACTTGGATAAGTGTGTGTTATTTCAGGTGCGGTGTGCGATGTAATTCTTTCAACGACACCATCCCCCCAGACAATGACAAAATCCAAACCAGCAGATGTCGTTAATGGTAATCTAAATTGAGTAGATGTACTTACACCAGCGTTATCCGTTTTAACGCTAAATTCAAAAGTGGGTACAAACTGCACTATTGAACTACCGATAATTCCGTGACTTGCTAATATCATAATTATGCTACTATATCTCCAAATAAATACCACTCATCAGTGTCTATCTTTATCAAAGTAGCACCGCTATACTGCACGTTCAACTTTAACTTTGCTCCGTTGCTATTAACTGTCACTCCGCTTGTTGCCACGATTGTCGTTTGACCTGCTCCATACTGCGCTAAAAGTATTTGTGTTCCCGTAGCAAATGCAACACTTGAATTTAAAGGTATTGTAAGGTCGTTAGCCGTTGCCACATTCATCTCGACCAACTTGTCAGCATCCCCCGCAACAAGCGTATAACTTGCCGTTTGTCGGTTCGTGGTAATTAACTTATTTGTCTTTGCATCTAAAGCAGTTTGTAAATCGGTTTGACTTGACAAAGTCCCGCCAATTGTTCCCCAAGTTACTGAACCACCCTTTGCAACTAAATCCGCATCTGCCGTTCCGCTTTCCCACCAATAATCCTCGACTACACCACCCGTTGTAATTCCGACCGTTAAGCCCAAATAACGCAGCGTAACGCCTATATCCGCTTTGGCGGTGGCAAGGTCAGGGTATGGACCATATTTGCCGTCTACGGGCTTGTTAACACCTACTACTATACCCGCTGATAATTGTATACCTGATAATGCCATTTTTTAGTTTCTTAATTCGATTGTTGGGTTACTGTTGGTTATCGCTCCGTTACTAACGTGGATTTTGTAATTTTGATTAGTCCATAATCCAGTTGCGCTATCTACTGATAAAGTTGTCACCGCTTGGAATACAACCGTAATCGCTCCGTTATCCAAAGCCGTTACAAAGTAGGTTGTTTTGGTTGTGCTTGTTGCTGGGTAGGCAACCGCCAAATATTGAGCAGACATATTGTAAGGTATCGCCAAAGTACCCGTAGAACTTGCAACTACTTTTGTAGCGCTTCCATCTTCTATTGCAGCAACCA